TAACGTAAGATACTTTATTTCTTGGGATGAAGCTGGAAAGAGATGGATTGGTAAAGACGATCAACAAAATTCATTCGCTTGGTCACCTGACACTTCATCTTGGATTGCTACAGGCAATTAAGTTAAAAGATTTTTAAACAGGAGTAAGTGACCTATGGCCAAAATCAATGGCGGTATAATCGGAGTAATCAATCCAACATCGTTTGGAAAGTGTACTGTCACATCCGTTACAGCATCAACACCAGCATTTGCATTTCAACCAGGAACTAGATTAGTAAATACAGCTATTGTCGCTGGAGGTGGAGGAGGAGGAGGAAATAATTCTGGTTGTGGAAATGGTGGTGGTGGAGCAGGTGGTTTAAGAAATATTAATAATGTTTTAATTTTAAGTAATACAAATTATCCAATAGTTATAGGAGCTGGAGGAGCAGGATCACCAGTTGGACAAGCAGGGACAGCTTCTTCAGGATTTTGTTTAAGTGCTTCAGGTGGAGGAGTGGGAGCAGTTGCAATAGGAGGACCTGGATCAACTATAGGAGGTTCTGGGGGATCAGGAGGTGGTGGATCAGGATATGGGTGTTCTTCAGGTTTACCTGCACCTAATCAAGGTTCCGGAAATTCTGGAGGATTTACACCGTCAGAAGGAAATCCTGGTGGAAGCACACAATTTCCAACTAGTCCTTCAACAAGAGGTGCAGGAGGAGGTGGAGGACATTCTGCTTCAGGTAATAATGCATCAGGTCAAAATGCAGGAGCAGGTGGTGCAGGAACAGATTTATCACCAAGTTTTGGACCAGGTTTACCAAATAGTGGAGTTTATGCAGGTGGAGGTGGAGGAGCAGCGGGTCCAACTGGAACAGGTGGAACAGCAGGAACCGGTGGTGGTGGAACAGGTGCAAATGGTCCTGGAACACCAGGAGCATCAAATGGAACAGCTAATACAGGAGGTGGGGGTGGAGGATCAAGAGCTCCATTAGCAAAAGCTTCAGGCGGTTCGGGAATCGTTATCGTAAAAGAATTAAACAAGGCAACAGGTGTTTGGAGTTTAAAAAGTCAATTTAGTGCACAGAAACAAGGAACGTGGCCCGGATTTATATTAAATTTTACTGCTTCTGTTTTAGCAGTTGGAGGAGGTGGTGGAGCAGGTTCAGGAGATGGAGGTGGAGCTGGTGCCGGTGGAGTACTACTTGCCCCTGCATATCCTTTAACAAATGCTTTATCAATTCCAATTACAATTGGTGGTGGTGGAGCAGCTTCCCCTAAAGCAAATGGAAATAATACAGTTTTTTCTGGTCCCACTACATTAACAGCAGTAGGAGGTGGACAAGGAGGTAATTCTGGTGGAAATGGAACTCCAGGAGGTTCTGGAGGAGGTGCTGGTCATGCAAATACTTGTGGTGGATTTTGTACTTCTGGTGGTTCAGGAACTCAAGCAAGTGCACCAGCAGTAGGAGCTACTGGATATGGTTTTGGAGGAGGAACTGGTTTTTTAAAATTAAGTGTTCCTGTTCCTACTACAGATAATATTGCTTTTGGTGGTGGAGGAGGTGGAGCAGGTGGATCAGGATCTAATTCTTCTAGAACTACTACTAATAATTCTTCAGGTGGACCTGGTGGTAACGGAATTGATGTTACTCCAACATTTGGAGCAGCACCACAACCATTCTATGGACCAACTTCAGGAGTTTATGCAGGAGGAGGAGGTGGAGGATCTGATGGACCTACAACTGCAGGTCCATCATTTTTCTTTCCAGGTGGAACAGGAGGACCAGGAGGTGGTGGAAGTGGAGGAGGAAGTGGTGCACCAAATCCAGGAGCAGGTCAAACAGGTACAGTCAATACTGGTGGTGGTGGGGGCGGAGGAGGAAATTCTCCAGCACCATGCGGAGGAACAAGTGGTGGATCAGGTGGTAGTGGTATTGTATTAGTTAAAATACCTACTGCAGCAACACCTTTAGTATCAGTTAGTCCTGGAACAAATACTTTAACTCCAAGTCCATCGGGTGTAACTGCAGCATTTACGGTATCTGGAACGCTTACAATTAGCTAATTATTCACTCTTTACAAATACTGTAAAAATTAATATATAGTCATTAGAAATGAATCTACAGAATTACTATTACTATTTTCAAAGCGCACTCACACCTAGATTTTGTGATGAGTTAGTTAAGTATGGAAAATTACAACAAGAACAAATTGCATTAACTGGTGGACAAACTGAAAAAGTTAATAAAGGTAAACCACTTAATGATGAAGATTTAAAAGATTTAAAAAAGAAAAGAGATTCAAATATTGTTTGGTTAAATGATCGTTGGATCTATAAAGAAATTCAACCATTTATACATCAAGCAAATAAATTAGCTAATTGGAATTTTGATTGGGATTTCAGTGAGTCTTGTCAATTTACAAAATATAAATTAAATCAATTTTACGATTGGCATTGTGATTCATGGGAGGGGGCATATGCAAATAAAGATAATCCAGATACATTTGGTAAAATAAGAAAGTTATCCGTTACTTGTAGTCTGTCAGCGCCAGAAGATTATGAAGGTGGTGAATTAGAATTTGATTTTAGAAATATGGATCCTGATAAACCAACAATTAGAAAATGTGCTGAAATTAAACCAAGAGGAAGTATAGTTGTTTTCCCATCCCATGTTTGGCATCGCGTGAAAGCAGTTACAAAAGGAACTAGGTATTCTCTAGTGATTTGGAATCTTGGATATCCATTTAAATAATATGGCAAAAACAGATCAATTAAATTCATCAATATATTTCAGTTCACCTGTATACTCTATTGAAATACCTGAATGGGTAGATGATGCAAATAAAATTTGTGATAAATATATTAAAGAAGCTAAAAAAAATAATGCTAAAGCAATTAAAGAACGTGAAAAGAAATTTGGTAAAAAAATAGGCGATCATGGAATGAGTTATCATTCTACATCATTAGTTGGAGATCCTGCTTTAAAAGAATTACAAGAATATATTGGTTTAACATCTTGGAATGTTTTAGATCATATGGGTTATAACTTAACTAATTATGAATTATTTTGGACCGAATTCTGGGTACAAGAATTTGGTGAAAAAGGCGGTGGACACCATGAAGGTCATATACATTATGACAATCACATATCTGGTTTTTACTTTTTAAAATGTAGTGAAAAAACTTCAATGCCAGTATTCCACGATCCACGACCAGCTAAACTTATTACACAGTTACCATTAAAGAATGAAACTGAAATAACTTTAGGAACTGATAAAATTCATTATAAGCCAAAACCAGGAACAATGTTATTCTTCCCAGCTTATATGGAACATCAATATACAGTAGATGATGGTGTAGAGCCATTTAGATTCATTCATTTCAATCTACAAGCTGTAAGAAAAATGATTACTGATACAGTAAGAGTACAAACTAAAGCAGAAAACAAAAAGGAGAAAATATGAGTTTTAAAACAGATAAGTATGTAGTTATTAAAGAAGCAATATCCGAGGATCTTGCAAAGTTTTGTTATGATTATTTCATGATGAAGAAACAGGTCGCGCGCACGATGTTTGATAATAAATATATTTCACAATTTACTGAATACTTTGGTGTATGGAATGATCAACAAGTTCCAGATACCTATTCACATTATTCTGACATTGTAATGGAAACATTACTTGTCAAATTACTTCCAGTAATGGAAAAACAGACATCTCTTAAATTAAACCCCAATTATTCTTATGCTAGGATTTATAAAAAAGGAGATGTCTTACATAAACACAAAGATAGATTTTCATGTGAAATTTCTACAACTATGCATTTAGGTGGTGGTTGTTGGCCGATATATTTAGAACCAGATGCATCATTAGGTGGTGTAGATGAAAAAACAGGTAATTACAAAGCATCAAAATCTAAAGGTGTTAAAGTAATGCTACAACCTGGTGATATGTTAGTTTATAGAGGAAATGAATTAGAACATTGGAGAGATAAATTATCCTTTGATGATTGTGGTCAAGTATTCTTACATTACAATAATATAGAAACTAAAGGATCTAAAGAAAATATATACGATCGTAGACCTCATTTAGGACTTCCCGCTTGGTTTAAAAAGTGATATAATATACTCTTACCAGAGTAGTTTACCACCAATTCTACCTCAAGCTCCTCTGGTATTTACTTAATTTATAAGTATAAAGAGGGGTTATGCCAATTACTAAATTAAAATTTCCACGTCCAGGTATCAATAAACAAGATACAGCTTATGGTGCTGAAGGTGGTTGGGTAGATGCTGATAACGTTAGATTTCGTTATGGAGTACCTGAAAAGATAGGTGGATGGGCAAACGTTGCACCTCCTTTTACTTTAATAGGTTCAGCAAGAGATATTCATGGTTTTACAAATATAGTAGGTGATTCGTTATGTGCTATTGGTACAGATAGAAAACTATATATCTATTATGATAATAACTATTACGATATTACACCTCTATCTACAACGATAGCAGCTACCTTTTCATTTACATCAGCTTCAACAATTGCAACAGTAACAGCAACTTCTAATGGAGCAATAGCCGGAGACTTTGTTACATTTTCAGGAGTAACAGGAGTTAGTGTTGGTTCAGCTGGAATTACCAATACTACAATGTCTCAACAATTTGAAATTCAAGAAATTAAAACAGCTAATACATTTACAGTAAACGTATCTTCTCTTGGAACACCAGGAGTTATAACAACTTCAGGTTCAGCAACTTCTGCTGAATTTCAGATTAATATAGGTGCGGATACTTCTCAATTTGGTATTGGTTGGGGAGCAGCATCATGGGGATTTTCTACTTGGAACACAGCAAGACCTACTGGAGTTATAACTGAAAATGCAAGAATATGGGCCTTAGATAATTGGGGAGAAGATTTAGTTGCAACTATCAAAGGTGGTAAAACTTATTATTTAGATACAGGTACATTTGTTGTATCAAGATCTACTCGAGCAACTTTAATTACACAAGCTCCTACACAATCTAATTATATGATTGTATCTTCACGTGATAGACATATTATATTTTTAGGAACACAAACAACTCCTGGAAATACTAATAGTTATGATCCAATGGCTGTATTATTTGGATCTCAAGAATCTATTACTGATTTTACACCCACAGCTATCAATACAGCAGGATTTCAAAGATTATCATCCGGTAACAGAATTGTAACAGCTGTTAGAACAAGAGGTGATTTATTAATTTTAACAAATACATCTGCGCACCAAATGCAGTTCGTAGGACCTCCCTATACATTTGGTTTTAAACAAACAGGTACAAACTGCGGAGCTATATCAACACATGCAGCAGTAGAAGCCGAAAACATTGTATTTTGGATGTCTAGTGGCGGATTTTATTTATTTGATGGTGTTGTAAAACAAATACCTTGCACGGTTCAAGATTATGTATTTAGTGATATAGATGACGAGGAACAAGCGACTATTTATGCTGGAGTTAATTTACAATTTGCAGAAGTAAATTGGTTTTATCCATCAGCTAATTCTGATTATATTAATAAAGTAGTTACTTATAATTATAGAGAACAAATTTGGACTATTGGAACTTTAGCTAGAAGTACATGGGCACCGCAAGATGTATTTGCTTATCCTCTTGCAACTGATTATAGTGCAACATCAACAGCGACAACACAACCTACAGTTATTGGTGTTACGGCTGGAAGATCCACTTTATACAATCAAGAATATGGATCTAATGCTGATGGTTCAGCTCTTTCTTCTTATATTACAACAGCAGATATGGCACTTGGAGAAAGTAATGATTCTATGTTTGTTAAACGTTATATTCCTGATTTTCAAAATCAAACAGGAAGCGTAAATATGCAATTTTTAGTAAGACAATATCCTGGACAAACACAAACAGTTGCATCTAGTACATTAGTTTATTCAACTACAACTAAAATAGATATGAGAGCTAGGGGTAGACAAGTTGCTATTAAAATGGTAAGTTCAGACGTAGATTCAACATTTAGATTTGGAACAATTAGAATTGATACTCAACCAGACGGTTTAAGATAATGACTAAATTAAATCAACCCAGATTAGCTAACGCTACTCCTGAATACAGTCCATCACAAATAGATCAAATTATTAGAACAATAGAACAAATGGTGGTTCAATTAAATTCAACTTTTACACAAGACGCTCAAGACATATTAGAATCTGAAACTTGGTTTATGGCAAGATATCAATGAGCAATATATTTAAAAGTGCAATTTATAAACCAACTAGTACTGCTAATACAACGGTGTATACTTGTAATGCTACGGCAAGAGCTATCATTCAAAACATACAATTTGCAAATACAACAGGCACTCATACTGTATCTGCTTATGTTTATAGTTATACTAATAGTACAACAATTCAAATTGGTATTAATGATATAGCTGCAAAAACTTCTTTCAATTTAGCTTCAGGTCCTATAATACTACAAGAAAAAGATGCGTTGTTATTATCTTCTGATAGCACTACAGATGTAACAGCAATTGTATCAATAATGGAAATGAATAGAGGATTAATTTCGTAATGGAAGAAATAAGACTTGTATGTGATTCAAAAATCACTATAATGAATATAAAGACAGGATATATTTATAAAGATGAAGAAGAAGTTAGAATGGATTTAAATGCTAAACCAGAAGATATTAGGCGTGATGTTAAAATTATTGTGCCTACAATTCCATTGGTAAATCATACCTAATTATGCACTTAAGCGAAGAGAAAAAAAATGAGGTCATGAAAGAAACAATGATACCTTTAGAAAAAAGATTAACTAGATTAAAACAAAAAAATGTTGAGATCAATAGTGTATTAGATATTGGTGCTTATCACGGTGATTTTGTTAAACTAATTAAACATATATATCCAAAAGTAACTTCCTTAATGATTGAATGTAATGAACAAAAAGAAGAGAGATTAAAAAAAGTAGGGGATTATAAAATAGCTTTATTAGGTAAACAAGATGATGAGATAGTTGATTATTATCATTGTCTAGAAGAATTTCAAACAGGAAATGGAATTTACAAAGAAAATAGTCCATTTAAATTTACAGTTGAAAAAAGAAAAACAATTACATTAAATACATTATTGGGTTCAGACAAAGGCTATGATTTTATTAAAATGGATGTCCAAGGAGCTGAACTTGATATTATTAAAGGTGGACTTCCTATTATAAAGAATAGTAAATATTTATTATTAGAAATGCAACTTCTTATGTTTAATAAAGGGGCTCCTAGAATAGAGGAAGTTATATCTTATTTACATAGTATAGGCTTTAAATTCATTGATATATTTGATTTTATATATGAAGGAAGTCAAGACTTGATTCAAATTGACGGATTGTTTATAAACGGTAATATAGAATGAATCCAATAGGCGGGTCAGAAATTATAAAAGCACAGTTGATTAGTCAGCTTTCAGAAAATGAATTAGAGGGTATTAATTTAGTAACCTCTATTTGTCATCCTCAATTTGTTCAAAAAGATAAAATTAATATTGTTTGGCAACAGTTAAGTTATGATCAACCCAATGTTCAGTACATGCGCGAGCGCAAGTACGTAGATTCAATAGATTACTTTGTTTACAATAGTCATTGGTGTTTTAATAGATTTAGAGATCATTTTAAAATACCGGAATACAAATCATTTGTTATTAAGAATAGTTCCTTTACATATGATACTCCCATTATTAAGAAGATGGATGGTCGTTTAAAATTAATTTATATTTCTACTCCATGGCGAGGTCTTGAAGTACTTGTTAAATGTATAGAAAAATTAAATAAAACTAGAGATGATTTTACATTAGATGTTTATTCATCTACTAAAATATACGGAACAGAATTTGAAAAAGCAGAAGGTGATAATTTTAAAAAGTTATTTGATCTATGTAAAAATACTAAAAATATTAATTACATGGGCTATGCTACTAACGATGAGATAAGAGAAGCATTAAAATCAACTCACATATTAGCTTACCCTTGTATTTTTGAAGAAACATCTTGTATTGCGGCTATTGAAGCAATGATGGCAGGTTGTTATGTAGTGACCACTAATTATGGGGCCCTACCTGAAACATGTGGAGATTTTGCAACAATGATAGAATTTAATTCAAGTGGTATACAATTAATAAATAATTTTACCAGTGCTCTAAACACAGTTATGGACAACTATAAAAATAATGTGTATAAGGAAGACTTAGAACTACAGGTAAAATTTTATAAAAAATATTATTCTTGGGAAACAAGAATAGAAGAATGGAAAGGATTCTTAAACTATGTCAGAACAGAAAAAGAAACACATTAAATTATTTATAGCAACACCAGCATTTGGCCATATGGTTACAACAAACTATATGAACAGCTTAATGAGGTTTGTATCAACAACTCATCCAAGACTAGCAGTATCAACAGCATTACATTTACAATCAGGAATGGCTTTAGTAACACAAGCTAGAAATAATTGTGTTGCAGCTTTTTTAAAATCAGATTGTAGTCATTTCTTATTTGTTGATTCAGACATTGGTTTTGAACCAGAAGCTATTTATAGATTATTAGAAAAAGATGTTCCACTTTGTTTAACTCCATACGCAGTAAAAGGTTATGGTGTTAATCATTCTTTACAATTCATTGTTCATTTTGAAGACATGGAAAATGTTAAAATTGGCACAGATGGTTTTGTAAAGATAACTGCAGGTCCTACTGGATTCATGATGATTAAAAGAGAAGTATTTGAAAAACTTGCAATAAAATATCCTGAAAAAGCAACGGTTAACAAACAATTAGTAGGCAATAAAGTAGAGATTATGAAAGAAGGTTGGTACACATTCTTTGAAACAGCTCAAGATCCTGAACACGGGTATCTGGGAGAAGATATTGCATTTTGTAAGTTATGGGTAAACATGGGCGGAGAAATACATGCAGATGCTAGAACGGCTTTAACGCATTTTGGATCGCATGCATTTACAGGTAGTTTAGACCTTATGTTTAAGCCAAAACAAGTTGACCTTACCCTTAAACCATAGTAAATTAAACGTTTTCAGGTATTTACGCCTGCTGTAAGATGTTTGATGAAATAAAAACTATAATATCTTTATATAGGTGTTTTGACCGATATAAAAAATATAGTGATAAAGATCTATTATTTCACATTCTTCCGTCTTACCAATTAAAACAATACAAAATACACAAACAAGGAGACGAAGTGATTGCATTTACAAACTGGGCTTTTCTAAATAACGACGCTCAAAATCGTTTTATATCAACAACTTTTTTAAAACCAAATGATTGGAAAAGCGGTGATAATGTATGGCATATTGATACTATTTGTGTTAAGAATATTAAAAAAGTTATGTCTTGGACAAAAGAACATTTTAGAAAAATTTTAAAAGTAAATCAACCTTTAAACTGGTTGAGAATAGATAATAATGGAGTTATCTATAGAAAAGCATCGAAATTCAAAAGAGAGTTTCATAACAAAGGTAATATATAATGGGTGGTGGTGTACCAATAGTAGATGATGTATTAGATTTTGGTGGTGATATAATTGATACTGCTGGGGATTTTATTGGTGATACTGTTGAAACAGTAGGTAATGTTGTAGAAGATATTGATCCAATAACTCTTGCTAAAATTGCTTACACTATATCTTCAGGAGATCCTTCTTTGTTTTTAGAAGATATGGGTGAGGAAGCATTGGCTGATGTTGTTTTAAATGAAGTAGGTGATTATGCTACTGATCCTAGTAACTGGATGGATTATTTAGATACAGGTGGAGACGTTCTTTCAGATATTGGTGGAGACGCTCTTACAGATATTGGCACTGAAGCTTTTGATCCAAGTTCTTTTTTACCTGAAAACAATCCGTATGATCCAATGAAACAATTTAGTGATTATACAAAATATGCTAAAGATGCATATAATTTATATAACCAACTTAATCCAGAACAAAGAAATCAAGTAGGAAATCAATTTCAACAACAAAATTTATATGATCCAAACTCAGGAGAATTTGATTATGGGAATGCATTATCTCCTTATATAAATCAAGCAAAAAATTTATATGATAAATCTAGTTTTTTAAATAATCTTAATGCAATAGAATCTAACCCTGAAAGTAATTTTATTGATACAACAAAAATATTAGAGACTCTTAAAGGTCTTCCAAATAAAGTTATAGAAACATTAATGACTGGACCAGGTGCTTTAAGCACTATTGGAATGATTGGAGCAATGAAAAATCAATCAAAATTAAATAGAGATATATTACAACCTTACAACGAAAATAGAGCAGCTACGGCAGCAAAAAATACTCAGTATACAACACCAGCAGGTATTGCTAGTTTACCAAGACAAGATATTACAGGGTTAACTCCAAGAACAGCAGCAAATGTTGTTGTTAGACCAGGAAGAGCAGATGGTGGATCAATGTCTAATATGCTTGGTGAATACATGAATTTAAATAGTGCAATGAGAAACTATAAAATGAGATCAAGAGGAGGAGCAGTATAATGTTTAGAAAAAAATATGGGTTTGGTTCTTTTGTAACAAATAGTGGAGTTGCTCAACCTGTAAGTGGTGGAAATACTAATATGCCAACAAGTGGACTTGGGAGTTTAATGGGTAGACAAATGTCCAATGCCATTACACCAGTTGTAAGACCAAATATGTCTCAACAACAAATGCTTTCTCAAAATCCACAGATGAAACAAACTTTAATGGCAAATAAATTTGCAGCATTAAAACAAAATAATCCTACTAAATATGCTGAATTAGTTAAGACTATTAGAGGAAGACAAAGAACAGAAATGGCTAAAGGTGGAAGAGTTGGTTATGCAGATGGTTCTCAACCACAAGTAACTCAACAACAAATAGGTATGATAGTTACTATGCTTAAAAAAGGAGCAGATATGTCAACTATATCTTCTATTGTAGGTATACCAGAACAACAAATACAAATGATAGTTTCTAAACTACAACAAAATATACAACAAAGAGCTAAAGGTGGAATAGCAGAAATTGATTACAGAGATAAAGGTGGATATGTTCCTCCTATTGGTAAAAAAGAACGAGCAGATGATATACCTGCTTTATTAAGTAATAATGAATTTGTATTTACTGCTCGAGCAGTACGTAATGCAGGTGACGGAGATGTCAAACAAGGAGCTAAAAAAATGTATGCTATTATGAAAAAATTGGAAGGTAAATAATGGCTATACCTACAACACAATCATATTCAGCACCTTTTTTACAACCACTTGGTGGATTGTTAGCAGATTATACTGCCGGTCAATTAACTCAACCTCAAGATATTAGTGGTTTACTTCCGCAAGTAGCAGGCATTGATCCTTTTACACAAGCAGCACAACAACGAGGAGCTTCTCAAGCTGGACTTGGAAGTATTCAATATGACCCTGAAGGAAGAAATATTGGATTTACAGGTGGAACAGGAATTGCTGCATATGAACCTTATTTACAACAAGCACAATCTATGTTGTCTCCAACATCTTACCAACAATATATGTCTCCATATCAACAAGACATTATTAATACAACTTTATCTGAGTATGATAGACAAGCTCAAAGAGGTCTAGCGCCACTCGCTGCTAATGCAATTCAATCAGGTGCATTTGGTGGAGCCAGAGAAGGAGTTCAAAGAGCTGAGTATCAAGCAACAAGCGACAGGAATCGAGCAGGTTTACAAGCGGGTTTATTAGGACAAGGTTTTAATACAGCTCAATCATTAAATCAGCAAGGACTTAGTAATTTATATGGATTGGCAGGAGCTCAACAAGGTTTTGAACAAAATATTCAAAATCAATTGGGTGGATTAGGCATGCAATCACAAGGTTATAATCAAAATATTTTAAATGCTTTACAACAAGGTGCTGCAATACAAAATCAATATCCATTACAAAGACTGGGTGGAATTACAGATATATTTGGAAAACTTTCACAAGCTACTCCAGCAACTCCTGGAACGCCTTTAACAAACAATCCATATTTAGCAGGTGCTCAAGCTTTTGCTGGAATATATGGAGCTATGCAACCAAAACAAAATATTTTTAGTATGGGAACAGGGCAAACAACTGGAACAGATCAACAAACTGGAACAACCACTGGTAGTGTAATTCCAGATTGGTTAAGAAATTTAGGTGGAACAGGTTTTCCAAGTGGACCATGGGACAACACTCAAGAATTTCCAGTGGGAAATAATCCTGATGAAGAAGGTTGGACTGGTGGAGATGTAACCGGAGACTGGGGCTCATTTTAAAAATGGCAAATATTTTTAAAAGACCAATGTTTAGAAGAGGTGGTTCTGTAGCTGATGGAGTAGGTATCACTTCTGGTTTAAATGAACCAAGAGCTAGATATGCTGACTCAGATCAAGATGGTGTTACAACAGATGATATTACTACAACTTCTACAGATGATACTCTTACTGCTAAAGAACAAGCTAATTTACCTCCTGAATTAATAAAAGCATATTATGAAATGATACATGAAAAAATGTCACCTTCTAAAGAAGATAGAATGGCAGATTTTTTAACTTCGTTTGGTGCTTCTGCACCTGCAGATCCTACAGAATTACAAACAATAGGTTCAGCAGTAGGAAAAACATTACAAAGATATCAAGCATTACAACAACCAAAAGAAGCAGCAGCAAATAAATATGCAGCTCAAGCAGCAATAACTGGTCTTAAAGGATTAAGTAAAGAAAGTTCTTTAGCTATTCAAAAGAAAGCTAAAGAAGCAGCAGCACTTGGAATGTTTGGAGATCCTAAAGATCCTGAAAGTTATAAAAAAGCATATGCAGCTTTTGCTAGAAAAGAATTGGGAATGGATACATCTCCATTTTTAAAATCTAAATCTCCTCAAGATGAATTAAAAGAAGAGATTAGAAGAATTAAAGATAAATCAACTACAACTATGAGTGAATCAGAAGCTAAAACACAAGCTATGTATAATTTAAAAATACAAAAAGATCCTGAGTTTGATAAATTAGTTAGAGAAGAAAGAGTTAAAGAAGGATTACCAAAATCAAGTTTAGTATATAATCCTAATGAAGAAAGTTATGTATTTAAACCAGATGCTCCAGAACCATTAAAGAAAAAACATAACGCTAATGATATTGTATTTGATAGATCTACAAGAAAATTTTATACTTACGACGGTAAAGGAAAATATACACTTAATCCACGTATAAGTTTAGAATAAGGAGTATATATGCAAGAAGATAATCTTCAAGCTCCAGAACCTATAGAATTATATAATACTGAAGTAGTTGATCCTGTTCCAGAAAAAGAAAAAATAGAAACTATTCCAAAAGCAGAGCCTTATGAAAAATCTATTCCTGATTTTAGTGAGTTATCTGAAGGGCCTGGTGATTTTGGACCACTTACTTATAAAGCTCCTAAAGTAGAAGAACTTAAAAAAACTATTGAGATTAAATATGATACTCAAGGAAAACCTATTATCTATGGTGCTAGTGAAACAGAACAAATATTTAAAAGATTATACAAAGCAGCTAGAGGCGAGCAGCAAGAACCTCAATCAAATTATAATTATATAGAACAAGCATCTGCTGGTCTTATACATGCAAGTATAAAAATGCCACATACATTTCTTTCTTTAGGTGCTGAACTTGGAGATTTTGTAAGAGGAAATGGAATTCCAATTGAAGATAGATATATTACTAAATTAGAAGATGCAATCAATGGTAGCTTTATTGGTAGAATAGAAAAAGAATCTAAAGATATTAAAGACACAGGAGCTGTTGGAATAATAACAGATGGTCTTGCACAATTATATGGTGGTGGAAAAATAGGAGCTAAAATTGTTTCTACTCCATTAAATAATATGCACATAAAAAAAATAGCTGAAAATTATGTGGCAGCTGTTAAAGCGGATAAATTAGTAAAGCCAAGTATTAATTTAGGAAGAGCAATGGAAAAAGCAAACAATTTAAATAATTTAAGTACTAAAGATAAGTTTATAGCTATTGCGATTGGTGGAGCAGGGTTTGGTGCTGGTGCAGCTTTAGTTGCAGATGCAGAAGATATTGGAACATTTGGAGATCTTCTTAAACAAGAATTTGGTTTGGATACACCAAGCACAATAGATAGATTTAAAAAAGAAGATTCAAGAGATGAAGCAGTTAGAAAATTATATAATAGACTTAAGTTTGGAACTGAAAATGCAGTAGTTTCTATTCCATTTGCATACGGAGCAGGACTTGTACAAGAAATTGCAAAATATGGAAAAGAAATGGCTTATAGTAATAGTCAATTTAGTAGATGGATAGATAAATATGTTACATCTAATTTAAGAGCTAGAGGAAATAAATCACAAGCGCTATTTGAAGAATTAAAAACAGTTGAAGGTATTGAAGGTGCTACTAGAATTACAGCTAAAGATTTATTAAGAGATATAGATCAGTCTTTAGGTAAAGTTGCTAAGGAATCTGGTATTTCTACTGGTAACCCAGCGTTTAAAAGAATTATTGGAAGATTAGATGAACTATTAGTTTCTGGAGAAGATTCTATTCGTAATGGTAAATTAATGTTTACAAATTTTCCAGCTAAAACAATAAATGAATTTAAAGAATTTGCAAAAGAAGTTGGACTAGAAGCAAAACAAGTTAACAATTTAACAGCCGAATTAATAAACGTAAGAAATCAATTTAACGTTTTAAAAAATAATTTATTAAATAGTGAAAATATTCAAGTAGCAACGGGTGAATTTAACCAAATCATGTCTGAAAGAATGAGAAATATGTTTAACTCAGAATACAGAATAATGACTGATAGAAGTGTTATACCGTTTTTAAATTATAAACCAGCTGCTGCAGACATTGAATCAACTAAAAATGTATTGGCTCGTTATGCAAAATCAAATGGTAAAATTTTAAAACCAAATGAATTAGATGATATGATGAATGATATTATAAACAACGTAACTTATAATGATATTACTAAAACTCCTCAATTTGTAATAGGAGAACAAAGTGTATTAAGTGATAAAGCAACTCAATTAATTAATATAGCGGATAATATAAAAGGTGGAAAATTTAAACCAAGTGAATTAATAAAAACAAAAGAAGATCTAAGATCCTTTCAAAGATTATTTGGACAAAAAAGAGATATAAGAAATACCGTTGTTAATGTAATGAGTGATTTAGCAATTTTAAATGCAAGGGATAATTTTTATAATCAAATAGTAAAATTAAGTGATGATGCTATTAAAAACGGTGAAAGAGCTATTACTTATCCAACTTATAACTCTGCGATAACAGGGTTAAAGAATAGAGAAATTATATCTGGTAAAAATGGATTACAAATTAAATCTCCATTAGGAGAAGATGTTTATACTAATCCTTTAAATGGAAGATTTACATCTAAAGAGTTTGCAGATGCAGTACAATTTAGTGAAAGAAGCTTTTGGGATCCTTTATTAAAAAGTGCATTATATCAACATTTGGTTTTAGTACCAAAAGGAGTATTTCAAATATCTAAAACTATATTAGGTCCATTTTCACACACAAGAAACTTTACATCAAACAGTGTATTTACAGCGGCTCAAGGTAATTTTTTTATGAACCCAGCTGAAATAGCTTTAGATTTTAGGAAATCATTTGCAATGATACAACCACAAATTCTTTATAGAAATTTACCAAAAGACCAACAGATGTATAAATTTTTATCTGAACAAAACGTTATGGGAAGTAGTGCTACAGCTAAAGACTTACATGGTCTTCTAGATGATATGGCTAAAGGTGGTGATTTTTATACAAGAATGGTTAATAAATTTAATGATAAATTAAAAAAAGTATTTCCGTTAGCAGGAGAATCTGTTGAAGCAACAGCCAAAGGTATAAAAAGAGGATACCAAGTAGCAACAGATCTTTATATGGCCGAAGATGAACTTTGGAAAGCCTATAACTTTTTTGCAGAAAATTACAAATATAAAAATGCTTATGCTGAAGCAGTTAAATCAGGTGTAATTAAAAAAATGCCAGAAGAACTTACTATAATGAAAGAAGCAGCAAAAATAGTTAGAGATACATTACCTAATTATGGATTTGTTCCTGATTTTATTAAAGGAATGAGAAGATTACCTATGGGTAATTTTATATCATGGCCTGCTCAAATTATATCAACAAGTGCTAATACATTAGAACTTGGATATAGAGAAATGATGAATCCAGTATTTAAAAATATTGGAATAAAAAGATTAGCTTCGTTTGGAGCAACAACTGCAATAGCAATTCCTACAATAAATGCTATTGGCAGAGGATTGTATGGTGTAGCTGAAAATCAAGTTGCAGCAATAAGAGAATTTGTTCCTCTGTTTTCAAAAGAAAACCCTCTATTTGTATATAAAGATAAAGATGGACAATTAAAATATATAGATGCAAGTGGTACATTTGTTTATAACGTAGCAACAGGACCTGCTCAATCTGTAATTAATGCAGTAGATAAAGAAAAAACATTTAATTCAAATTCTCCTTTAATGGTTGGTTTATATAAAGGATTAGTTACAGGAATGGGTAATTTAATAAAACCCTTTATGGAACCCTCTGCATATGTAACTATGGCTTTAGATTTATGGGCTAGAGGTGGTAAAACTGCTGAAGGTTATCAAATTTTTAATCCTGAAGCACCTTTAGGAGAAAAATTTTCTAAAGGATTAGAGTATATTGCAAAACAATATGCTCCTTTTTCTATTCCACAGTTTACACGTTTAGGACAAGCAATCAAAGAAACTCCTGGACCAAGAGGAGAAAAATATAATGTATCAGATGAAATTGGAGGGTTCTATGGATTAAGAGGAATACCTATGACACCAAATGATGTAATAAAAAAAATGGACTATAAAATAAGTGAATTTAAAACAGGTATTAGAAATACAAGATCTTTACTTACTACAGAAACATTAAAAGGGGGTGAAATATCTACGGATGATATTGTACAAAGATTTATAGTAGCTAATGAACAAAGATTTAGAACTATGCAAAAAATGAAAGAAGTAAATGATGCTGCTAAATTATTAAATGTAACTGATGAAGATTTAGCTAATAAATTTAAAGCAAGACAAGAACTTAATGCGTATAAATATATAGAAAATAATTCATTTAAACCTTTAGATATTACAACTGATATACAAAAAAAATACCAAGAACAATATGAAGAAAAAGAAAACATATTTGATAATTTAAAATTTTCTATGCCTTATGATGAGACAGCAATAGAGCTAATAGATTCTCTTAAAGAGATAATGAGAGACATACCTTTAGATGGAAATTTTAGTGATTATATTAAGCCAGGGCAGTGGAGAATGAAGAAATCTGAAGCACCTAGCGGCGAGCAACGAGTGGCTAGTGCTCCATTACCACCTACTCCAATGCCAGATACAAACACAATACAAAGACAGCCTACTCAACAAGCTAACGTGATGCAGAATGGCTTGACACCGACTGAAAGTGCTTTATTTAGTGAGTCTGAAAAAATTATGAGATTAAAACAAAGAGGATTAGCATAATGGCAAACGGAAAAGAACCTAAGACAACTGGAGAACATATAGTAGCTCTTTATGGGCATATATCCGGTATTAAAAGAGATCTCAGACATCTCACAGATGAATCTTGTCGCAATCATTCTAAGTTTGATAAAAAATTTGAAACATTAACATGGTGGATTATTGGCGGACTTGGTTCAACGATAGCATTACTACTCACATTATCTTTTAGTTTATTAAAATAAACTATTGCATTAGTTTCAAAAAGTTGTATTACGCGTTTATGGAAGTATTAGTACACAAACATTTAATCATTCGAGCAGAAGCTGTAAGTCCTCCAATGGACGAGGAGTTTCTTAGGCGTTGGTTAGAAAAATTTATAGAAGAAATTGGAATGAAAGTAATGATGGGTCCTTATGTTAAATATTCTAATATGGTTGGTAATCGAGGTATTACCGGAGCTGCTATTATAGAAACATCTCACATAGTAATGCACGTCTGGGACGAGCCCGACCCCGCCTTACTTCAGTTTGATGTTTACTCTTGCGGTGAATTTGATCCTGAAACAATATGCGATAAAATAAAGAAAGATTTTAACACCACAAAAATAGAATACAAATTTCTTGATAGAGAACATGATTTAAAAGAAATATATAAAATAAACTTCTTGAAATCTAATAATTAATCCTTATATATTCACCAGGTTGCATCATGTGGGTGGACCTATTAACTTGCTTAACAAAGGAGATAATAATGACATTCAATTCATTATTCCCAAATAACGGTATGATTAAAATGGATGAAATCCACAATCATTTCGTAAAAC